AGTATTTAAACATTAGCGATATGTTAGGTGGTTAATGCCTTCAGACATAAATAAATAGAAATATGAATGCAACAGAAGCAAAGAAGACGCTATTTGAGATTAGAAAAAATCTTATTGACGATAAGCAGAAGCATGCTATTTGGTTAGCAATCAAAGCTATTGATTATTGTATAAGATTGAAGAAAGGATATTAACAGATAGTAATATGAAAGCAAGTGAGTTGATAGGGCATTTGCAATCTTACCTTAGCTTCGTAGGCAAAGATTGTGAAATGCTTGTATTTGACAAAGCAGAAGGTGTTTCTTGTGATATTAACGAGACTACCAGTGATGGCGATTATGTGTTTCTGCACATTTCATCTGATAAATATACAACGAAGACACCAGAGTAAATAACTATCCCTTATGGGATATAAATATAAGTAATATGGTTGTATTGTTAACGATTTTAGGAACTATCTTTCTGATAGTTAGTGCAATATTTTGGTCAGAAGCGCCAAAGTTGAGAACAGTAAGTATTGTAATTGCGACAGTGGCAGCAATACTTATGACCTTATGCTATGTAGGCTCTGTGCTTGCACAATATATGATAGAATTTACGAAATAATTAACTAACCACCATCTCCTGTAACAGGGAGAGTGTAAGTGATAATATAATTAATTAGTTTAGTATAGTATGAATGTTTTAAAAGAACTTATCAGTCAAGTAAAGCGTAAAGAAATCAAAGATTATGATGATTTAATGGCTGTTCTACAGTATGTTAAAGCACATAAAGAAATCAATAAAAAAGATATGTTTGCGTATAAAATTTGTTTTCATTACGATGATTATAATCAAACATGTTTTTGTGATGGAAAACCTTGCAAAGGAAAGTGTGAGGCGTTCGAAGAAGATTGGAATAAAGTTGATAGATATTTTTAGTTTAACCACCCTCCCCTATAAAAGGGAGAGGGTAAAAAGAATAGAATATGAGATTAAGTGAATATAAAGCAGGTACTATCTTAGTTGATGGTGATGGTAAAGTGTTTATCCATGATGGCTTTATTAACGCTGATGGATATGGCGTGATAATTGGTGAGGATTCCGATGGAATGATTCAGAAATCCAATGGTATAGGTAATTGGATGAAGAAAAGCTGCTGGAGAGAAGCAACTTCACAAGAAGTCAGTGAGTTTTTCGCCAAGGTTCGCAAAACACAGAAGATTATCAATTATTAGGGAGGGCAAAAAGAAAAGAATATGGACTTAGTAATAACAATATTAGGTTGGATTGCATTAGGGGTTATATCTGCTTATCTGTTAGCAATAGTAGGTAAAATAATCTTTGATGCTGCAACCGCTGATTATAAGTTATACAAGCATGTAAGATTGTGTCGCAAGAGATTGCTAAGAAAGCGATATGAAGATTATGCTTGGCTATTACTCCAGTTAGAGAAAGATACGGAAGTTTTCAATCTTACTCATAACACAAGAGATTGGACTTTTGAAGATTGGAGAGAATTTTATCTTAAAAAGGCAAAGGAGGATAAGAAATGAACAAAGAAAAAGCTATCGAGAAAATACAGTATGCTAAAATGCAAGTTGCTTCTGTATATGCATGTTCTGCTATCTTTGATGAAAAGACAGAGGTAATAGAAGGCAGACAGAAAGAACTTGAAAAAGCGATTGTCAATTTGCAGGATGCACTTAAAGAGTTGGAGGAGTGAGTATGATACAAAAACAGACATGGAAGGATGAAATCAGAATTTTAATAACTGATGAAGAAAATCATGGCTCTGTTCAAATATCTATTCCATTATATGTTAGTGATATTTTCGGCAAGGCTGATGCTCTAATATACGCTCTTTGGGTTGATGTTGTTTATAGAAGAAATGGTGTTGCACAACGCCTGTTACAACTCGCAGAACAACAGGCTAAGTTAAATGGGGTGAAGAAAATCGGATTGGAATTTGATAAAGATGAATCTGATAGATTTGTTCTAGATTGGTATCTCCGTAGTGGTTATAAACCATTTGATAAGAAAAGTAATTTATTAATTAAAAAAATATAGTATTAGTTATGTCATGGTTAGCAGTAGATAAAGGTGGCTGTGAACATATTTTTGCAGAAAAACCTTGCAGAAATGAAAGTAATACATTATGGATTTGCTCTGTCGTATATTTATATGGGCAGAGGTACGCAAATACCGGTTGCTGTTACCTTCCTAAAGGAAGCATTAAGAAGCTCATCGGAAAAGAATTGTCTTGGAAAGATGAGCCTGTCGAACTTAAAGGAGAATAAGTAATGAATGAAAAGATTCAAAAATGTCAAACTTGTTATTACGATAATAGGTGTTATTGGCAAGAGTTAGCAGACCATATTCCTATGGATTGCAATGACTATAAAAAGAGGGATAGGAAATGAGCAAAATGAACGTCAAAAAGTCTCTTCTAGATGTTGTTAAAAGCAATAACTTAGAGATACTAAAAATAGATTTATTCAATGATTTTGAGTTGTTCGTAAGGGAAGGCACTATGGAACGCAATGAGTATTGCAAGACTTATGCAACATTAGACGATTTGGATTTTGATGTAGAGGCTTTCTTGCTTAATGATGAAGTACGTGGAATTGTATACTGCCAAGATAAAGACACAAAAGAACCAGTGTGGATTGAACCTTGGAGTGACGAATGCTATTCTTGGTGGCAGGTTAGTAGAGTTCCAAAGTTCTATAAAGATAAATCTTTAGTAAGAAAAGTAATTTACTAATTAAAAAGTTAAAGAATTGAATATGATAGGAGATATAATATTATTCTTAAAGAAATGGTGGAAGCAAAATATTACTTGTCACCATGAGTATGTATATAAAGAAATTGGCAGAATCAATTTTGAAGAGTGCCGAAAGTGTAGAAGAATAAAAAATTATATGGGTTAGAGTATGGAAAAGATTTATAGCAAAGATATTAATAAGGTAATGCCTATTCTTCAAGCATTAGCAGAAGGTAAAATTATCCAATTTGCAGCTACTTATAAAGAATGGGTAGATTTAGATGGTGACAAGGACGGATTACTTCTTGAAACTCTTATAAATAATCCCAAATCTTATCGTGTTAAGCCAGAGCCAAAGTTCCGTCCATTCAAGGATGCAGAAGAGTGCTGGCAAGAAATGTTAAAGCATCAGCCGTTTGGTGTTGTTAAAGATAAGTACTTTGCTAATTATCAAACACATCGTGCATTTACATGCTTAGTTACTAATGGCTGTCACTTCCGTGGATATGAAGATGAGACATTTGAAAATAGCTTTAAGAATTTGTTATTTGCCGACGGAACTCCGTTCGGTGTAAAAGTGGAGAAATAGTTATGGCATGGGTAGCAGTAACAAAACAAGGAAGAGAATTTATCTCAATGTGTAAGCCAATAAGAGTGACGGATGAAGATAACTATTATGGTTGGAAAGATACATTTACTGAGATTTCTCTTTGTAGTGGTAGCATCAAGAAACTCATCGGAAGAGAATTGTCTTGGAGCGATGAACCAGTAGAACTTAAATAAGAATAGCTTATGTTTGGATTTTATGTTATACTTACCATAGTTGTTCTATTTATAGCTTTTATGGGTGGAGTTATCGGTTATTTAATTGGTAAATATTGGAAAAAGAAGTAGCTTATGAAAACAGAAAACATAAAGTTTAAGGCTAAACGTCTTGACAATAACACTTGGGCAGAAGGTTACTTCTATGCTGAATGTGGTAACACTTACATCATCGAGGATAGGCAGAGTGAATCAATGCTTAATAGAAACGAGGCACATCAGGTTGACCCTTCTACAGTCTGCCAGTTCACAGGACTGAAAGATAAGAATGGAACACCTATCTATGAAGGGGATATAGTTACATACAAAGATAACAATGCCGAGAGAATAGGCGATATTAATTGGGATAGTAAAGCTGCTGCTTTCTGTTTTGGGCAAGATTTCTTATTTCACTACTCTTCTGAATATATGGTTGTTATTGGTAATAAATTCGATAGAAAAAAATAGCGTATGAAGAAGATTATATTATTATTTGTATCGGTTATAATATTCCTGCTCGTTTCTTGCAACGAGAACAAAGGAGTTAATGTTCCAACATCAGACTCTATTAATGAAATTAAGGTAGAGAAGCTATTTGTTGTGGATGGTATAACCGTATATCGTTTCTATGATGGTGGTAGAGTTGTTTATTTTACCAATAAAAAAGGTGTGGCAAAGGCTTTTCATGACGAATATGACCCTGCAACAAAAACCACAAGAACAAAGGTTGTAGAAACTTTATGTAACGAAGAATAGCTTATGTATAGACCGATTACGATGTATCAGATTGTTTGCGATAGATGCGGAAAAGTATTTGGCGGTACAGATACTTGCTCCGCGTTATTCTGCGACAAGAGTACTGATATTGGAGACTACTCAGACTGGGAAATGATAGATGGTAAGCATTATTGCCCCGATTGCTACGATGTAG